CGGTCCATGCCGCGATTAAGCCTGACGCCGCGCTGGTTCCGTCCGAATCGGCCTGTAAATTCTGCAAGGCCAAGGGCAAATGCCCAGCGTTGCGCGAAACCGCCTTGACTGTCGCTCAGTCTGAGTTTGGCGAGATACTGGACCCAGCCGAGTTGCAACCCGAGCAGATTGGCGAACTGCTGGCTAAAGCAGATATGCTGGAAGAATGGCTCCGTGGCCTACGTAATATGGCGTTGTCACAAGCCGAAGCTGGCGTTGAGATTCCGGGCTTCACCCTTCAGGCCAAGCGCGCGACCCGCAAGTGGGTCAACGAAGACGAGTTCTTGGCGTGGGCCTACGACCAGAACCTTGAGGACACCGACTTGTTTGAGCGTAAGGTCAAATCGCCAGCCCAGATTGAAAAGCTGGTCGGCAAAAAGAATTTTAATCAGGACTTGACGGTATCGGTTTCGTCTGGTTACAATCTAGTCCCTGATGTTAAAAAGAACCGTCCGGCGCTCGGACGTGAAACTAGCGCAAGTGATGATTTTAACGTAAACCCGTAACCAAGGAAAACAGTATGTCTAAAGTAATTACCCCAGAAGCGGTACTCTCGTACCCCGCCCTGTTTGAACCGAAAGCCGGCCCGCAAGGCGGCGAACCGTTCTATTCTGCCGCCTTCGTGTTTCCAGAAAACACCGACCTTTCCGACCTTAAGAAAGAAGCGCTGGCTGTCGCCCAAGAAAAGTGGGGCGCCAAGACTGTCGAACTGATTAAGTCCGGCAAAGTCAAACTGCCGTTCCGCACCGACGTCGAAGACAAAGGCTACCCAGAAGGTTCGGTGTTCTTCAACGCCAAGTCCAAGACCGCACCGGGCATCGTGTCGAAGTACGCTGGTGCCGACGGTAAGCCGGCCAAGATTACCAACCCAGACGAAATCTACGCTGGCGTCAAAGCGCGCGCGTCGGTTCGCTTCTATGCTTACGATACCAACGGTAATCGTGGCGTGGCTGTTGCGCTGGGCAACGTGCAGAAGACTGGCGAAGGCCAACGACTGGACGGCCGCATGAAAGCCGAAGACGAGTTCACCGCCGAAAAAGGCGACACGGACAACATCGACGACTTGCTGGCATGATTCACCGCCCGCCCTTCGGGGCGGGTTTTTTCTCGGAGCATAAAATGATTATTGGACTAACCGGCCGCAAGCGTAGCGGCAAATCGACCATTGCGCAGGCACTCGTTCACAAGGGCTTTACCGAGTTCTCTTTTGCCGAGCCTATCCGCACCTTTACAAAGATTCTTCTGGGCCTTGACCACGCCGGGCTGGAAGAAGCCAAGGAACAGCCCGTTAAATGGCTGGACAGCATCGTGACGCCGCGCTACATCATGCAGACCCTTGGCACCGAATGGGGCCGGCAGATGATTCACCCCGACATCTGGATTCGTTACTTGACCCGACGCATCACCGCGCCAGCAAATAGCGACGCCAACATTGTAATCAGCGACATCCGCTTCGACAATGAAGCAATCGCTCTGCGCGAGTTGGGAGCCAAGATTGTCCGTGTCGAACGCCCCGGCGGTGGTGAGGATTGGCACTCTAGCGAACATGGTGTTGCGCTCAAGTACGTTCACTTCGGCGTAATGAACAACGGCGAGTTGGCGGCGGTAAACGACATCGCTGACCTGATTGTCGAGAAGGCTAAGTGACAATTTCGATTGACTTTGAAACCCGGTCAATCATCGACCTGAAAAAGACCGGGGTTTATCCATACGCCCAGCACCCGACAACGGACGTCTGGTGCATGGCGTACGCCAAGGACGATGGCGAAGTCAACGTCTGGACGCCGGGCCAGCCAATACCGGAAGTCATCTTGAACGGCGCCAGCACCCAGCAGTTCAGGGCGCACAACGCGCAGTTCGAGCGTATTATCTGGCGCGAGATTATGCTCAAGCGCTACGGCTTTCCGCCGATTACGATGCAACAATGGCATTGTACGGCGGCGGAGTGCCGCGCTATGGGACTGCCGGGCGGACTGGATGGCGCGGCAAAAGCCCTTGGGCTGGAACACCAGAAGGACGCCGTCGGCCAACGCCTGATGCTACGTATGTCCAAACCGCGCACCGTTCAATCGGACGGCACGCTGACATGGTGGAACACGCCGGACCGCGTGGCCAAGCTGATTGATTATTGCAAGCAAGACGTTGTGGTCGAGCGCGCGATTGCCGCCAAAGTCCAACGCCTAACCGACGCCGAGCGCGCGGTGTATCTGCTCGACCAGAAGATTAACGACAGGGGCGTGCAGATTGACACACGCTTGATTGAGGCCGCCATTGACGTGGTGGACGCCGCCAACGAAAAAGCCAACGCCGACCTTTCCGAGTTGACCAATGGCGCCGTCACCAGCATTACCAAGAACGCCGACTTAAGCAACTGGCTCGGCGTGGATTCGGTAGCCAAAGCGCACGTCCGCGATTTGCTGGAAAAGGATTTGCCGCCAAATGTCCGACGGGTACTTGAACTCCGCCAAGAGGTCAGTAAGTCGTCGGTGGCAAAGCTGGTCGCCTTCATGGAATGTCGTTGCTCGGATAGCCGAGTACGCGGCTTGCTGATGTATCACGGCGCGGCAACCGGGCGTTGGTCTGGTCGTCTTGTCCAACCGCAAAACTTTCCGCGCGGCGACTTCAAGCATACGGTAATTGAAGGCGCGATTCCGCTGGTGCTGAACAAAGATTTGGAAGGCATTGATGCCTTGTATGGCTCGGTGCATAGCCTGATTTCATCCATGCTCCGCGCGTGTTTCATCGCCAAGCCCGGACACACGCTATTCTCGGCGGACTACTCCGCCATTGAAGCGCGCGTGTTGGCGTGGCTTGCCAATGAGCAAGACGTCCTCGACGTATTCCGTAGCGGCCAAGACATCTATTGCCACGCCGCCACCGGCATCTACAACCGACCCATCACGCCCGCCGACAAAGACGAGCGACAGATTGGCAAAGTGGCGGTGTTAGCCCTTGGTTATCAAGGTGGCGTGAGGGCTTTCCAGTCGATGGCAACAATGTACGGCCTTGTCATTCCAGACGAGAAGGCCGACGAAATCAAAATTGCATGGCGCAAGGCTAATGCCCGCATTGTAAGTTGGTGGGCGGCATTGGAAAACGCCGCGCTGGACGCTATACACAATGGTGTTGGTGTTGCGCCGGGCGTGGTGTTTGGCGTTGAGGACAACTGGATGTGGTGCCAGCTACCTAGCGGCCGCAAACTCTGGTACGCCAATCCGCGGCTTGTCGAGCGCGAAACTCCGTGGGGTGCGTTACGTACATCGGTCAAATGCGATGGGGTAAATTCTGTCACAAAGAAGTTCGAGCCGTTTGACTTGTACGGCGGGCTTCTGGCCGAAAACATCGTTCAGGCTGTCAGTCGTGACTTAATGGCGTCAGCTATGCTAAGATTAGAGGACGCCGGATACCCTATTATTATGACGGTCCACGACGAAGTAGTTGCAGAATCTTCCGTAGAAAGTGGCACACTTGCCCAATTTACGGATATACTCTGTAAACTGCCGTCTTGGGCTAAAGGATTACCGCTAACCGCTGAAGGTTGGTCGGGACAACGATACAGGAAATAATATGAATTTCAAGCAGTTGTTTGAATCGGGCTTCAAAGATTTAGTTTGCGTTATCCCGCCGGGTGCTAAGTTAAGCCCAGCAAGTAAGATTGCCCAAGACCAAGTAGGTAAGATTCCGGGGCGCCAAAACATGGCCGGCTATTGGGGCGGGTATGACTGGAACAGTTACGTCCCCACACCGCGCGACATTGTCCAATGGGACAGTTCCCGCGCCAACATCGGTTTGAAGGCGGGCAAGTATCCGGCCATTGACATCGACGTCACAAACGAGGCGCTGGCCGAGATGATTAAGGCCGAAGCGTTCCGCCATCTTGGTTTGGCTCCCGTCCGCGTTGGCCGCCACCCCAAATCCCTTCTGATGTATCGCGCCGACGAGTCGTTCGGCAAGATGCGTATTCGGTTCGTCGATGACAACGGCGTCGAGCAACTGGTCGAAATGCTTGCCGAGGGCCAGCAGTATGTTGTCGGCGGCATCCACCCGGCAACGCGGGAACCGTACAGCCTTGACCGCAACATCGCCGAAACCGGCCCAGACGGCCTTGGCCTGATTACCAAAGACAAGGCGGAATCCTTTTTTGCCGCCATCACCGAAACGCTTGAAACCCTTGGGTGCCAAGTTACCAAGGTTGACCACTCCGCCGACAAGGCCGTGGAACGTAAATCCGTGGAACAGTCCGCGCTTCTGGCCCCCAGCATTGACCGCCTGACCGAAGTGGTTTCCGTCTTGCCGAACACGTCCGCCCTGTTCCCTGACCGCGAAGATTACCTTCTGGTCGGATACGCCATCAAAGCCGCCGCCGGCCAAGACCACCAGTTTGAGGCATTGGCCCTGTTCCAAGATTGGGCCTTGCGCTGGGACGGTGCCGAGCCGAACACCGCCGAAACGTCCGAGGCGGACTTCAACCGTATGTACCCGCCGTTCAGCGTAGGCTGGGACTATCTGCTGGAAAAGGCCGGTTCCCTTGGCGTGGTCGAAGTGGCCAAGGAAGAATTCGTGGCCGAGCAAGCCCCTCTGGACGCCGTAGAAGCGATTCCCGCCCCGGACGGTACGATGGTTGCCCCGTGGAGCGATGTCGCCATGACACGTCGCTGTGTGCGCGCATTTGGCAACGAAATCCGGCACGTTACCGGGCTGGGCTGGGTTATCTGGAACGGTAGCGTTTGGAGCCGGGACGACCACGGGGAATTGACCCGCCGAATCGTCCAAGTCCTGAGCGATGCGTCGGCTCAAGCCCTGAACAACATCGACAAGCCCGAGAAAGCCGAACGGGTTGCCGGACGCGTAGCATCGGCCAACACGGTAGCCGCCGTGACCAAACTGCTGGTCCAGCCGGCCCTTTGTGTCCGGCCCGAGCAGATGGACCCGAGCCATTTCCACTTGAACACGCCCGCCGGCGTGATTGACTTATCCACAGGCCAGATGATGCCGCCCGAGGCGTCATTTTTTATGACCCGCGTAACGTCTGTTTCGCCTGACTTTACCCGCCCGGCTCCGCGCTGGAAACAGTTCTTGAAGGAAGCCACCGGCGGCGACCCAGAACTAGAGTCGTATCTGCAACGCCTCGCGGGCTACGCCTTGACCGGCTCAAACCGCGAACACATGGTCGCCTTCTTCTATGGCGAGGGCGGCAACGGCAAGTCGCTGTTCCTGAACTGCCTGACGGCCATCATGGGCGAGTACGCTCAAGTGGCACCCATGGACGTATTCGTCGCATCGACCTATGACCGTCACCCCACCGACTTGGCCGGGCTGGTCGGCGCGCGCCTTGTCACGGCGTCCGAAACCCAAGAGGGCCGACGCTGGGACGAAGCCAAGCTGAAAAGCCTGACCGGCGGCGACCCCATCAAAGCCCGGTTTATGCGTCAAGACTTCTTCACGTTTACCCCGCAGTTCACCCTGTTGTTCGCCGGCAACCACGCCCCGCAACTGGCCAACGTGGACGCCGCGATGAAACGCCGGATGCACCTTGTCCCGTTCACGCACCGCCCGCCGAAGCCCGACCACGAACTGCCCGACAAACTCCGCGAAGAATACCCGCAGATTTTGGCGTGGGCCATCGAAGGCTCGGTCATCTGGAACGCCGCGGGCCTGTCCGCCCCAGACGTGGTGCTGTCGGCCACCGAAGAATATCTGGAAGGCGAGGACGCGCTGGGCCGTTGGATTGCAGACCGTTGCGTCATGCGGTCCAACGCCACCGTATTCAGCAAGGACTTGTATCAAGACTGGATTAAGTGGTGCCAAGAAACCGGCGAGAAGGCCGGACTTGGATACAGCCAGAAACGCTTCAGCCAAGCCCTCAAGACCCGTGGCCTTACCATCTGGCGGGATACCGCGAGTGGACTGCGCGGATTCCGTGGTATAGAATTGCTCGTTGGCGATTACGACGCCGTTAGCGAATTTTCCGGCACAAACGTAATACCCTTTTAAGGACTGATTATGGACATTATTTCTGAAGCCGATTTTGTAGCCGCCCTTGACGAGTTCAAGGGCAACAAGAGCCGAGTAGCAAACAAGCTGGGCATGAACTTACGCTCCGTACAACGCCGAGTCGAGCGCATGATTGCGCGCGGCTACGCCCCAGACTACGGCATGACCAAAGCGGTACCGCCCGGCTATTCCGTCGGCGGTGTTTCCACCCTGTACGATGACGAAGGCAACATCAAGATTCAATGGGTCAAGTCTAAGGCCGATGAAAAGCAGAAGGCGGAAGACCTTATGCGCGAGGTATTTGATGCGCTCAAGGAACAACTGCCGCGGGCCAAGCCGGTTAAGGCCCCAGAGCGCGCGCCGACAGACCTTCTAAACTGTTACGTCATCACCGACTACCACCTAGGGATGCTCTCGTGGCACGAGGAAACCGGCGAAGATTGGGATTTGGAAATCGCCGAGAACCTTTTGATTGACTGGTTTGCCACCGCCATCAAGATGGCACCCAAGGCCGACAAAGCCATTTTTGCCCAGCTGGGCGACTTCCTACATTGGGACGGCATGGACGCAGTAACGCCGGCATCGAAGCACTTGCTTGACGCCGACACGCGCTTCCAGAAGCTAGTCCGTGTTGCCATCAAGGTCGTGCGGACGGTGATTGATATGCTTTTGCGCAAATACCCGCACGTTCATATTCTGGCCGCCGAAGGCAACCACGACCCGGCCAGTTCCATCTGGCTCCGCGAGTGGCTGTGTGTCCTGTACGAAAACGAGCCGCGCGTTACGGTAGAAACTTCGCCGGACCCGTACTACTGCGTCGAGCATGGCCAGACCAGCCTGTTCTTCCATCACGGCCACAAACGCCGCCCGGCCAACGTGGACAGCGTCTTTACCGCCAAGTTCCGCGAGGTCTTTGGCCGTACCAAATACAGTTATGCCCACATGGGCCACTTGCACCACATCGACCAGAAGGAAACCAACCTAATGGTCGTGGAACAGCACCGTACGCTGGCGGCCCCCGACGCCTACGCCTCTCGTGGCGGCTGGATTAGCGGGCGCGACGCGCAAGTCATCACGTACCATGCGGAACACGGCGAAGTCGGCCGAGTGCGTATTAACTCAAGGATGGTTAAATGAAAATCCCGGACAGCTTCAAACTTGGCGTCCATACCATAACCGTTAAGAAGGGCGTCCGGTTAAAGGATGCCCACGGGGAGTGGCGCCAAGAGGAAAAGATGATATGCTTGGCCAAGCCCCGCAAGGAATGGTCTGAGCATTTCTACGCTCAAGTCTTTGCCCACGAGGTTGTCCATTGTGTTTTAGACCACATGGGACGCCCTGATTTGTCCGAAAACGAAGGATTTGTTGACGGCTTATCGGAAGCTGTGTTACAAATAATGGCAACCTTAGAATTTAACGAGTGACTTATGGCAGACGAAGCTGATTTGGCCCAACAGATTTCCGAGCAGATGATTGAACTGCAAACCAAGAACAGGGTAGTGACTCGCATGGAGTTTACCGGGTTTTGCTACAACTGCGAATCGCCGGTTAAGGTCGCGGCGCTATTCTGCGATAAGGACTGCCGAGATGATTACGAACACAGAGAGCGCATGAGTTTACAAAATGGCCGGAATACGTAAATAACTTATGCAAATACGCTAAAAGATAAACCCCGCCGATTGGCGGGGTTTTATGTTACTTCTTCTTCATCGGCTTCTTGGCGGGCTTGGAAGCCATCTTGCCACCGATTTTAGCGGCGTAATCTTTGGCTTGCATCTTGCCCTTAGCGGTGTAAGGGAACTTCTTACTGTTTACCATTGGCATATTATTTTTCCTTATTGATTGAGAAGACTTTGACGGCGGATAAGTTCCTTACGACGGCGTTCCATTTCGGCTTTGCTGTCCCTAGCACTTTCCGCACCGCCAGCAACAAAACCGGCTGGCTTCAACACGCCAGAAACGGTGGCCGGCGCGGGCATCGCTTGGGCTAAACGTGGGCCAACAAGCGGTACTTTTGCCGCAACGCCCGGAGCGCCTTTCATCAGGTATTGGGCAACGAGTGGGGATTTGGACGCAACGGCGGTTCCGTACAACAGCGCCGCGGCTTTAGGGTTGATATATCCAAGACTGGTACCAGCAATCCCCGCTCCGCCAATTAGTTTTTCGGCAGTACCAATGCCAACCGGGACTGGATTAGATAAAACCGGCGCGGCGGAAGCTAAAGCCTGCATTTCTGGGGATGCAGTTTTACGTTTTTTCAATATATTAGTGGCTAGAATATTTGGGTTTACATCGCCGCTGACGTTTACCGCTTGTTCAACACGCTTTACGTCGGCGTACTTAACTTGAAGCCTACTAAGGTCTTTAAGCTGGGCCGGGCTAAGATTTTTAGATGCGATGCCTTCTAGGGTATCTAATGCGGTTCTAGCGTATTCCGCCGTATCGGGCTTTCCGGCTAAAGTCAAAAGACGCCTACGCGCGGCGGTATATTTATTACCCGACAACGGCCCTTTATTGGCGGAGTTAATTATCTCATCAATCTGGTTAGTAACCGCTTTACCTTGAGTGCTTCCACCACTATCCCGCACAATTCCAGCTTTTGCATTATTCAATGCAAAGAAATCGTCCACATCAACGCCAATTTTCTTTTGTTGCCAAAAATTATCAAAGGCTTTTCCAACGCTTCGCTCCGCTTGTCTAAGTTCCAATTCTGGGCGGATGTACGGGGTGGTAACGCCAATCGGTTTACCGGCGGCGAGGTTAATTTCGGCTTGACGACGTGCGGCGGAACCACTACCGCTGGTAAACGGCCAAGTCGGAACATTACTTAGCAAGGAATCAAGTTTATTAAACATTGGGCTATTTATAACATCGCGCGGCAACAGCGTAACGCCGGCTTTTTCAGTAGCGGCCAGTTGGCGGCTAAGAACGGGGTCGGCTTGAACAGCCGCAGACCGGCCGCCGTACAATTTGCCAAGGCCCGCACCAGCCAGTTGACCACCTACGCCAAACCCCGCCGCAGTACCTATTTGTCCAGCTTTGCTTTCGCCAGTTCCAACCGGCTGAAGAAGCGCGGCAGTACCGCCCGCTTGAACGGCGGGGGTTAGTACGTTACGCACAATCGCGCCGGCCTTTGCCGGGGCTTGAATTACTTTGGCGGCGGCGGCAAACGGAAGAATATCGCCAACCATTTTGCCAACGAATCCGCCCGTAGTTTGCTGTAAGGGTTCGGCTCCTACTTTGGCAATATCGACTTGTTTGCGGTCAACAAGGCCAAGGTCTTGGCCAATGCCAAGCATCCCCTGTTGAATCGTAGAACCCAGCCCCGCCAGATTACGCTCCAAAGTACCCATGTTAGCAACACGACCCTGACGGGCGGCGGCAAGGATGTCGATAGCAACCGGGTCGCCGGCTTTCTCGCGCTTCAGCAACATATTGCGGGTGGCGGTAAACTGGCTTTGCTCTTTAGGAGTCAACTGCTGGCCGGCGGATACCTTGTTTGACAAAGCGACAAACGGGTTTTGCGCGGCGTTAGTCATAACGCCCGACCCACCGACTTTGGCTGGGCCACGAACATCCGCCAAAGTTAGCGGCTTTTCATTTTGGGCTTGCAGTTCGGCTAGTGTCGGCATTATTTTATTTCTCGCAAATTAGGATTGGTTGCGCTCCCGCCGGGAATGACTTCGTATTTTTTGCCATTGACGGTAATACGTTGGCCAACCGTGTATTTTGTTTCGGACGCGGCGGGGTTGGATTGCGTACCGCCGGGGCGTTGGGGTAGTGACTGGTATGTGTTTTCATACAAAGACAATGCCCATTGTTTTTCTTCAACCGCCATGCGATTAAGGTCTTGAATTTCCTTAAGTCGAGATTTAATAACCTCGGTATCATTCGGGTTAGCCGCAATTTCATCCCATGCTCGGACGGCATCGCCTTCAGTTTGAGCGCCCTTATTAAGACGAAGCGAATCGTTTCGCATTTTAGAAAGATTTGCGATTAATTTAGCGTAGGCCAAACTTTGCGGGGTGCTTGTACCCGCGTAATTCAGGGCTTGGTATTTAGCATTAGCAACTGGGCCAAGGTCAAGTCCGGCATCAAATAATTTTAAGCTGTCTGAAAGAGTTTTATCAACACGCTCTGCCACCGCCAAATCGCCTGATACATTTCTATAATCGCGCAAAGCGACAGGCGTCCACGCTATTTTACCGCCACCAGCTTCGGTTTTTGCTTCTTTTAGCGCTAATTCGCGTTCTTGAAGGTCAAGTCTGGCGGCGTCATACATTGACATCCCTTCCGGCTGAGGCGTAGCGCCCGGAATTTTAACTTGTTGCGACGGCAATCTACCAGTCGGGTCCACCAAAATAGTTCCGTAAACCGGGTCGCTCATTACCGTATAGCCATCTTTGAACTTTTGCGATACATTTTTGGTAACTTCCATCGCGTCATCGTACAACCCCGCCGACGCCAAATCGCGTACCAACTTCTGCGCGCCTTCCGGCGTACTCCAATCTGAAGTTTGAAATATTTGCTGGCGGGTGGCTTCTTGTTGTTCGGTCAATGCAGCTTTAGCTTTGGCAGCTTGTTCTTCTTGGCGCTTATTCAGCATATTATACTGCTGTTGGAACCCTTCGCCAACCGGACGGTTTTGCGCCAGCGCCCCGCCGACGTTCATCAGCAGTTGGCCGCGAAGAATACGGCGCTGGTCTTTGGTCAGCGTGGTCGGGTCAATAATGCCGCCCGTAGCGGCTTGGTCGAAGCGCTGGCCCACGCGCTGGAAGAACGACGGCTGGCCTTGTTGGGCTTCCGGCTGTGCGGCCATCGGAGCCGGCGCGGCTGGCGCGGGTATAGTGCCGGAAATAGCATCAGCCGGCGCGGGGCCAAGTTCGTCTGCCATTAAACCTTGTTGGGACGTAGGCTGGGCCGGGATGTACCGGGTCGAATCATTCCACGGAACGCTACGTATTGTCTGGGCGATGTCCGCATCAGTCAAGCCTAGCTGGCGCGCGCCCTGAACATACGCTTCGTTCTGCAATATGCCACTCTTAACGTCATTTCCACCGCCGTACTGGTTGGTAATTTGTTGCGTCAAGGCTTGCAACGCCCTGAGTTGTTCCATCTGAGGATTATAGGCCATTACAGTAGTCCGGCTTGACGTTTACGAAGGTAGTCCGCGAAATCGAACTGCGCGAGTTGCGGGGTAAGATTGGGCAGGGCGGTTTGTTGCGGCATTGGGACTGGCGCAAACTCAACGGGGGCCATTTGTTGCTGTTCGCCAAGCATACCGCCAAGCGCGGCCAGACCTTGGCCCATGTCGCCCATGCTCATACCGCTAGACGCCGGCGAAGGCATGGCTTGGGTGTTCGGAACAACCTTATCAACCGGAGCGAAGTTACGCATACCGCCCATCTGGGCGTTGGCCATCATCTGGTTGGACGCACCGCTACCGGCCAGCAACGCCATTTCGGTATCGGTCATGCCGGGGTTCATCCCCATGTACGGGTCTTTCTTGCCGAGAAAGTTGAAGTTCATGCTTTTTTACCTTTCTTTTTGCTAGATACTTTGTCGTCCAGTTCTTTAACGGCTTCGACCAGCAGACCCGTAACCTTAGAGTAGTCAACGGCCATCTTTCCGTTATCCATAGTTTTAACAGCGCCCGGCATAACTTTCTTGACGTCAGTAGCCATGATACCGCCAGTCGGGGTTTCGTCTTCGTCGTCCATGTAATTGTACGTGCTACCGTTCAGGAACGAAAGTTTCTTCAACGCGCCTTTCATCGGCTTGACGTTTTCTTTCATGCTCGGGTCGGAAAACATCATGGCCGTACCGGCGATTTGCGCGGCTTGGCCAAGGGTTTGCCCGAAGCTAGGAGTGACTTTAGCGGTAGATGTGACGTTACCAGCCAACGGCGCCAGCGAACCAAGAGCGCCTTGTTGCAACTGGAACTTCTCAAGGATAAGGTTACGCTCGGCATCGGTAGTGGCTTGAGCAAGTTGCTGTTGCATCGAACCGACGTTGCCGAGGGCGGCGATGTCGGCTTGCGACATAGCTTGTTGCGCCCCGCCAAGTTGACCCAACTGGCCAGCGGCTTGCAGATTGAGGCCAGCACCGGAAATGCCCGCTTGCTGGTTTGCCAAAGCCGCTTGTTGAGCAAAGCTGAGGTCTTGACCGGCAAGTTGGGCGGCGGCATTGAACCCGCCAGAATACAGGTCGGTAAGGGTACGCGCGGCGTTTTCTTGCGCGGCGCGGTTGGTTTCGGCTTCCAAAACGCCTTGACGCGAACCGCCGAAGGCTTTAGCCTGAAACGCACTTGCGGCGTTTTGGTTTTGTTGCATCAGACGTTGGCGGTCAAGGTCGGACATGACATTACCCGCTACGTTCTGAAGGTAGGGGTTCATGTATGCGCCGATGTTGGCGTTCAGGAAGGATTGACCCTGAACTTGACCCGGCGTAAAACCAGCGACTTGCCCAGCAGTACCAACGGCTTGATTAACTGCGCCAGCGCCAGTACCAATCGCGCCACGTGTCATTTCCATGGCGGCCAGTTGGTCTGGGGTAAAGCCGGCAATATTACGTACGCCAAGTTGATTAGCGGCGGCTTGACCTTGACCAAAGACGTTTAGCGCCGCGTTAGTAAGGCGCGGGTCAATGGTTTGTTTGGTCTTTTGGGAAGAACTGCCCATTAGATGTCCTTAAATAAAGTATATTGTAAAGTTGAAAAACCGTCTTGTTGAAGGAAACTGCGTTCCCAGCCTCTACGGCCAGTAAGAGTTATCTGCTGGCACCCTTGGCCCTTGGCCCATTCGGTAAGTATCGGCGCAAGCCGTCTAATCTCGGTAAGGTCGCCACCGGCGAGAAAGACGTGAAACCGCTTTTTGCGTGGGCAAAGGTGGATTTCAGTAACTAATGCCGCTTTGTCAGTAGCCCAAAGTTGCATTTCGCCGGACAGTATTCCGTCAACAATATCTTCAAAATTGTGACTTCCGCCTGAATATTCCAAGGCCGCCTCAATAAATGGACGGGCGTTCTCGGCATTTTCGCGGATAATGTTGTCCATATTATAGCGCAGTTGTGCCTAATACGCCTGAATTGTCAACGGTTAATTTATAGCGGGTGCCGTTCGGGGACGTCATAATGATGGCCGTAGCACCGAGTTCTATATTCTCGTTTTTCTTATGGCTACGCTGTAACTCCCGTTCAATTTCGGCGCTTTGGGATTCCGCAAAGCGAGCATCGTAGCGGGCTGGCGGGCGGGGCAACTTCATCGGTTGCCGCCCAAGACGCCTTCCAGACGCATAATGCCCACCCGCCAATCGGCGTTACGGATACCCTCGAAGCGCACACGGACTTGCCGGGCGGTCAAACGGACGTCCGTAGGCAGACCCATGGCGTAAGGGCCAAAGGCCGTTTCCGGTCCATTGGGGTAGAACTTGGCATACACACGAGCCTGTACGTCGCCTTGGGTCTTCTCGTCCGGCACAATCTGGCGCATCATCACCACGTTGTCGCCGTTGCCAACCTCGATGGGACCGGATTCGGCGTACGGCGTAGCACCGTCATAGTTGAAGCCCACTTCATGCTCGTACACGTAGCCGTCAGGGCTGACCAGCATGGGCAACGAAAACACGCCAGAATCATCGCCGGCGGTGCGGGCGAGTCGGCCAATCGTCCATGTGTTTTCGCGGTAGTTCCACGCCACGTAACGGTCATTCTCGGTACTGGCTGAACTCGGATAGTGCCACCAGACCTCGCCAAAGGCCGTGTTGTTGAAGGCCACGACCTTGGAAATCTGGGCGGTGTTGATGTCGCTAAAGACGTAGTCGTACACGGTGGACGGCAAGGGCTTGACGTAACCGTCGTACACCCAGAAGCCCGAATCGCCCATCCAGACGGCGTAGGTTTCCACGGTAGCAACAGCGCCGGCAGATACCACGCCACAGGCCGTACCGACCCGGTCAAAGCCATACACGAAGGGCGGGCCTTGGTATTGTGCAATCCAAGCGTCGCAGTCGGTGAGAATCAAGGTACCAGCGCGGACACGACGGCCGCATTGAATCGTTCCGGGGGTCTGGAGTTCAATATCACCGGCTTGGTTGGTGGCCGAAGGCGTCCAGTCCGTATTGTCCTCGACATCAGACCACTTAATCAGGCGGGGGTTGCCGCTGGCGCCCAGCGCAAACATGATGCGCTCAGACGTGACAACGACGCCCTTGTTGCTGGTCGGGGCGTTGGTAATGGCTACCGCGTCGTTAGCGGTGTTAAGCGTCCATTCATAAATCTTGCCGTCGTGCGGTGCGCAAGCAACAAGGTATTCCCCCCACGTGTCCAACTGCCACATGGACGCCGGGGTTGAGCCAGACGTAGTGGTGGACGGACGGGCAACGCCGTAGGCGTATTCGCCGAAGTCTTGGGTACCGAAGCCCACAGACGCGGTGGCGTTGGCGCTACCGGCGGTAAATCCGGTTGGGGTGATGTCCACTACCGTCGTACCGCCTTCAAGCGCGTACAGCTTTGAGTGCGTTCCAACGGCCGCCCAACGGGTGGCATTGTTCGCCCGCCACGTCAGGATGGCGCGCGGAACGCCCGTCAGTTGGGTTTCGGTACGTTTACGCCAGCCCTTGATGGGCTGGAGCGTATCGGAGTACCACCGAACAAGGTTAGCGTCAAAGAACCGCGCTTGGCTCTGGTAGTCGGTGCCGTTGCGGTACACGCCCGGCGGGAGTTTGAGGGGCAGAAGCGCCATCAGTTCGTAATCTCTTTAATGGCCTTGAGCCGCGCATTGGCGGCTTCCAGCTTCAGGAAGCACAGGTAATAGGCTTCGGCAAGGTCCTTGTTCTTCGGGTCGTTGGCAAGCGTACAGGGGTCTTCGAGTACGACAAGTTCAGCCGGTAACGGCTGATACTTGACCTCGACCTTAACGGGCCGGCTGGCGCAACTGCTCAACGACAGCGTTAGGAACAGGCACACTACCCCATTCTTGGCTTTGCTTGTCAGAAACATAGACCTTTTCCAGTTTGGTTATGACTTTCGCCTTGGCACGGTCAAGTTTAATCTTGACTTCCGCATATTCTACCACGGCCTTGTCTGCTCGGGCTTTTTGGGCTTTACCTTCAGCTTCCAACTGCTTCAGGGCCGCCGTCATATTGGCCGTGCTTGCTTCGGCTACTAACAGGTCTTTCTTGGCGCTACTCAGGCGGAACGTCTGAACGCCAAAACAGACCAAAAGAAGAAAGGCGAGGAGCGCAAATACCGCGGCTCGGACTCCGCCTAGTAACTCAAGGACGAGAGATAAGGTCATTTTCTACGGCCTTTTTTGCTGGGACAATGGCGTCTTTGGTGATGATTCGGAGCCAAATGCCGATAACGCCGATGCTGAACATGACAATGCCAAACCACTTATCACCCAGAACAGCCCGGAGATTGGGGGCGTAGCCCTCAAACATCGACCAGATACCAGCCAAGGTAATGGCCAGATTCCAAAGGACGGTTTTGGACTTCAACCAGTATTTGTGAACCTTATCGGTAAACATCACGAGTCCAGTTTGAACATATACTCTACGACTTTTACAAAAACAGCGCCAATTGCCGCGCTGGCCGCGCCGACGGCTACCAATGTGCGCCAACTTCCTTCGGCGCGGGTAATGACTTCGTACATCTTGTCGATTTTGGCTTCCATGTGCTTGTTGCGTTCTTCAATAGACCGCACTCGAACATCCAGTTGGCCAAGTTGGTATTCGGGCTTAACTTCCATGTTATGAGATTTCCGCGTCAAAAGAGAAGGTGCCAGTTACGACGGTGACGCCACCAGTACGTATAGACAGATTACCGCTTACGCTATTGTTACCCGGCGTAGATGAACTGCGAAGAACGCCAAACGTGCGGTCTGAACTAAGCGAAAGCCAAGTGCCGTAAGTTCCTATGGGGGCGCCGCCACCCAAAAAGCTAGAGGTAATGTCCAGCTTAATTTCGTACGAATTGCCGATGTTCGGCGTGGTTGGCAGATACCAGTTACCCGAGTCGCCATCAACGTAAGTGCCATCTGTGGCAAAGGTTACTTGCGCGGTTACGGTTGGCGACGGCGCCGAGGACGACGCGCTTACCGACAGCGACGGCACAACGCCACCCGTTGACCGATAGCGCATGACGTCAATCGGCTTCATTACTGCTCTACCGTAGCCGGCAGAACGTCCCACTTGGCGTCGGACGAGTTATAAATTACCGGGATATACATGGTCTTGTTGACCGTCGTAGTGGTCGGCAACACCGCGCCCATAGCCCGGTAGCCCGCGCCCCACGTAATCGCGCGCGCAGTACCGTTGTCCTTCAGGCGAATGACAAAGCCCTGACACTCGGCAAACGTACCGCTGGGGTTGGCAAACTGGATGGCGGCGGCTTGGGCGGTGACGCGGACAGCGTCGTTAGTGGACGTCGGGGTGACGGTACTGGCCGAAGTGACGCTCTGGACGCGCGGGTCCAGCGGGGCGGCGTCGGTAATGCCGTACCCAGACAAAGTGGTCGGTTCGCCAGTCAGATTAGCCCACGTAACCGACGCAACGGTGATATAGTTGGACGGGTTGCTGGCCAGATAGAACGAGGCCGAACTCAGGCCGTCCAGAAGGTCGGCGTCCAGACCTGAACCGGCTCCGTCCACGGTAAGCAACTTGGCCAGAACATCGGCGGCGGTGTACGCGCTGGTGTTCAGCTTGAGCGCGATAGCATCGTTGGCCGATTTCAGACCAGAGTCAATGCTGTCGAAGTTGGTGTTCAGCTTGCCGCCCCAAGTATCGGTAGAAGCGCCGACTTCAGGCTTAACGTAGCTGTAATTGGTTGTGGTCGTGTCGGCCATTTAATCTTCCGTCCAAGTGGCGGGGGTGGTGTTATGGGGGGTCCAGATAGTGGACGAGGGGGTCTGGGCGGTCCATGTGACCGAAGTCGTGGAATAGGGTACCCAGCTTGCGGAACCGGCTGTATGCGGCGTCCACGTTGCTGACTCTATTATATCAGATTCCCACAACAACCGTATTCTGGCTATTACGGAAATAGGGTGTTCTGAGAGAGAATGAAATCCTAGCATCGTCTTGGACTATGCCTTATGTAAGCCAAGAATAATACAGCTTGGTCTTAGCCTTGCGGTCATCGAGGCCGTGGGTTCCGCCATTTATTCTTTTAGTCAGGGCAAGGATGGTGGCGTCGTCCACACCTTTGTCACAGATTGCCCACAGCTTGTTCTTGTCAAAGAAATACTTGGCAGACTCAAAGGCATACTCATCAGCCACAGCGTTTGGGTCGATGGTCTTGCCCAGCCAGTCAGCAAAGTCCTTATAGTTCGATTTGCCCGTAAGTTGCAAGGCTCCTCGGCCTTTGTATAGCCATCCCGAACCGCTGGCCTCATCGCCGTTACCCATGCGGTTAGCATAGACGCGATTGGCAATCTTTTCCGGTTGCCGGGCGTACTTGTTGGCCGTAGCTTGGTCGAAATACTTAGGGAATATCCTAAGCAAGCCCTCGGCTGAGTAGTTCAGATTCTCAGAGAAGGCTTTGAAGTTGCCGGACTCGTGGGCGGTCTGGGCAAAGAAGTGAGCCGCTTGAACAGGGGTTAGCTTGTAATAGGCCATCGCGGCCTTCAACGTTCCCTTGCCAAACACGCCGTCTGCCGTTACGCCAATCTTAGCTTGTAAAGATGCCAGACTCATTCTTTGTTTTCTCCGTTGTTTGATTTCGTGTCAATCATAATCCCAGACAGTATGCCAGTCAGGAAGGTGGCAATCGGTACTATTAGCTTAAAAAACTCTACATCATTCGGGGCCTGAGCCCCAATGGGCTGAGTCACAAAGACTAGGGAATACAGCACCACGCAGACAATGACGCAAAGGGTGAAGGAAAGGGCGATGCCAATAATAAAGCGCATCCGCGCCTTAAGTTCGCTGTCTGTATATCTAGTCATTTAAGTGGTCTCCGTAGACATCTGCCGGACAAGTGCCATCGCCCTTGCAGTCTTTTGTGCAATGTATGGTTTCAAACTTCTCGGGGTCTTGGCAGGCGTACCTGTAACGGGATTCACAGCCAGCTAATGCCAAGACGCCTATTATAATCAATAGCTTAGTTTTCATGGCGGTGCTCCAACATTACTGTGGGCTATCAATGTTAATACATTAGTGTTTGTGGTGCTAACTACTACGGAATCTACTAACCGCCGTACCTCTGCCTTTACCGTAATAGTCCTTGTCAGGTTTACACCATTGTCTGCCGTAGCGGTCATGCTTATCTCGGCATTTAAGTCTAGCCACGAATCAAAAGTACCCAATATCTCGCTAGAACCTGTACCGCTTGTGGTGTCCGACATCTTGGTAAACCGCACCTGATAAAAACTTCGCGGAGTTCCAGTAAGCCATTCTTTAGTAAAGTTAGAGAAATTACCTGAGCCTACCATGTCGCCGTCTGTGTTTACCGCTAAAGTAACGGTTGACGGAAACGCATTATACTCATTGTTTCGTGCTGTTCCTGCTGTTACGGTTGCAACATAGCTTTCTACAATCTCTGAGCCGTAAAAGTTTCCAATCGAGATGGCTCCACTAGTCGGCACATTAGGCACGGTATCCGTAGTAAGGACAAGAGAACCGCCCTTGTAATACTCGGACAAAGAATGAGGGGCAGAGCCGCCGAACATCAGACGAATCTGCGCAATGCTTAGCGGCCCACTACTCGGCAGAGCCATCGGCTTCTACCGCTTCAGTCGTTACAGTTGCTTTAACCCACGGCAGGCCATGAGATACAATCGGCTTTTTCTGTGCCTCAATGTTTTCAGCCAGAGCTTGCTCTGTGGCATCCTTGTCAACGCCAGAAGTCCAGCACCAGTCAATCACATCTTCCTTAGTGACATCAGCGTATGGGATTACAAGCGAGCCTTCAGGCCATGAGCAGGTGGAGTAGATAGATGCGGTGTATTTGCCGTCAACTGCGGTTGCAGTCCAATGGGCAGTCGTGATATGACCATCTGCTGTGAGAAAGTCAACTTGGGTGATAGTCCATTTGTATTCGATAGCCATGTTAGTTTCCTTTGAGTTGTTCAATGGTTAGTTTAAGTTCGTTGATTTGACCTTGTTGCTCTTTGACTGCTTCAATCAGCAGGGCAATGGTTGCGTTGTAATCCACAGCCTTCACCTTGCCATTATCGAACACGGCCTCTGGAAGCACCTGCTCAATCTCTTGCGCGATAACACCTGCGAACCTGCGCTGTTTGTCATCCAAGTCGGTACGGGTGTAGGTGACACCACGGATTTGATTCAGCTTACCAATCGCGCCTTCGATGCTTTCGACATTATCCTTGACCCGAATATCTGAGTAAGCCGTGACATTGCCACTTGCAAGGATAGAACCGCCGACCTCTAGCTTCTGGCTAGGCGAACTTGTGCCGATACCAACATCGCCAGATGCGTTAATGCGCATCCGTTCATTAGTTCCGTTGCTGAAAATCATGTTGCCAGTAGAAGTCGAAGAAATCTGCGAGTTCCAACTGCCCTGACTTTCAAGAGCAATAACAGCCGTGCCAGATGATGGCTTGGATACAACAAGGTCGCCAAGGGATGCTGTAGGTGAGCCACCACCAATAAGCACCTTGCCTGCGCTGTCGATGCGCATACGCTCTGTCCAAGTAGTCCCGTTCCAAACGCCCCAGTTGAATGCACTATTAGTGTAAGACGAGTTCCCATAAATTCCGCCCATATCTACGCCGAAGCCGATATATGCAGAGGAAAAGAGTCGCAGTTTCTCGCCAGTCATGTTGCCAAGGTCAAGGCGAACCTGCGGAGCACTCGTACCAATACCGACATTGCCTGCGCTAGTGATGCGCATACGCTCATTACCAGAGCCTACACCGCCAGAACTAAATGATAAAGAACCTGATATTGATTGAACACTGGCAGCACCAGCATCGTTATATAACGCCATTCTAGCTGTGTTATGTGCGCCAGTTGTGTATAAAGCTAAGTTATTTTTCTCAGTTGCACTTGTTTCGAGTGAGTAGATTCTTGCACTAAATGAATTAGCTGTGCCTCCAACCAACAAATTCCCACTATTAGTTAGCGTCATCGCCTGCGTGAAGGTAACGGCATTTCCTGCTGTTCCTGATGAAGCATATCGCCAAATGTGGTTTCCGTTGGTTTGCTCATAGCTTGATGCGCCTGCCGTTCCACGATACACCCAGTTTTGCCCACCATTACCATACGCGGTCTGCCGAGCATTTGCAGTTATTGCAAGGCTATCAAAGCCACTTGTGGTTGATATAGACCACCCATCTCCTTGTGCGCTAACACCATTGCCCCAAGCACTCGGAGTAACGCCCAAGCCAAGATTGCCTGCGCTGTTGATGCGCATACGTTCTGTCGATGCTGTGGCAAACGATAGGAATGAACCATTAAAGCCAACAGGGGAGAAAGTAGAGCTACCCCTATTGTATGATTGAACTAGCCCCTGATTTCCTGTATGCCACGGTGTTGAACCAGTGTAAATTAACTCCAGTCCTTCACCGCTTGCGGAAATTGTCGCGCCCTGCGCACGGATAGCACCGTTTACATCTAGCTTTG